GGTAATGCGGACCGCGAAAAAACGCTAGTGAGCCAAAGTTTGAAAAAGTGAAGTAGACCGTTAAACAGGCACCCAAAGTGAAACCCAACAGAGTCACCAAATCAGAATACGCCAAGCTGCGCGGATGTGCGCCCAGCGCGGTGACGCGGGCCATCAAAGAGGGGCGCATTACCACGATCCAGATTGACGGCCGCGAGCTGATCGAGGTGGCGGTGGCAGATATCCAATGGCAGAGCAACACCCGCGCCCGGGTGGACAGCAGCAGCGCCGCAGTGGTGGCCACAGCGCCCGCCGTGATCGTGGCGCATGAAGTGGGCGGCGCCACCAGCTATGAAGAGGCCCGCCGCCGGCGGGAGACTGCCGAGGCCAACCTGGCAGAAATGAAACAGGCGGAAATGGAAGGCAAGCTGATCCTTGCCGATGCCGTGCGCAGCGCCTGGGCCGCCAAGATTACCGGCGCCCGCGATGCGTTGCTGCAGATACCCAGCCGGATCGCCCCGGTGCTGGCCGCCGAGACTGATCTGGTGCGCGTCACTGCCCTGCTGGAGGATGAGCTGCGCCAGGCACTGGCTGAGCTAAGCACGGTGGAGGCTGCCGCATGACAGTCGCCGTACTTTTTGCCCGAGAGGACAGCCATTACAAAACATTGCCGCAGTGCGACGTTTACGACATGGCCCGGGATGCCCGCACCTACGATGGCCCGCACCCAGTAGTTGCGCACCCTCCGTGCCGTGCATGGGGACGGCTGCGCACATTTGCCAACCCGCGCCCCGATGAGCGCAACCTGGCCCGCTTGGCGGTTGCCCTGGTGCGTGAATATGGCGGCGTGCTGGAGCACCCCGCAGGCAGCTCGCTCTGGCCAGCTCAGAGACTGCCACACCCTGGCGAGCGCGATGCGTTTGGTGGGTGGACGTTGGCAGCACCGCAAAAGTGGTGGGGCCACAAGGCAGAAAAGGAGACGTGGTTTTATGTTGTCGGTTGCGAGCCACGCGACCAGCCGGACCTACCCTATGTGATGGCCGAGGCCACGCACGTGGTGCAAAGCAGAAAGCGCGAGGACTACCGGCCACACATCACCAAGGCCGAGCGCGAGCATACCCCCCCCCAGCTGGCCGTTTGGTTGGTTGAACTTGCAACCCGATGCATGAGAAACAAATAACCATGGGCCACCGAGACCTCCCCGACGATTACGCGCGTGCGGCCACGCTGGTGGATGCCATGTGGGCTGAGTTTTTCAAGCCGCCGGCAAACCTCACAGTGAGCCAGTGGGCTGATAAAAATCGCATGCTTTCGGGCAAGGCCTCCAGCGAGCCGGGGCCGTGGCGCACTGAGCGCACGCCGTACCTGCGCCAGATCATGGATGACTTGTCTGCCAGGTCGACCGTGCAAGAGGTGGTTGTCATGTTCGCCGCGCAGCTGGGCAAGTCTGAGACTGGCAACAATTGGCTGGGCTACATCATCGACAACGAGCCCGGGCCGGTGATGATCGTGCAGCCCACCACCGACATGGCCAAGCGCTTTAGCCGCCAGCGGATCACGCCCATGCTGGAAGAAACGCCGGTGCTGCGCCGCAAGGTGCGCGAGAACCGCAGCCGCGATGATGCAAACACTACCCTGATGAAAGACTTTGCCGGTGGCGTGCTGGTGGTGTCTGGCGCCAACAGCGCGGCCAGCCTGCGCTCCATGCCGGTGCGCTACCTGTTCCTGGACGAGATCGACGCCTACCCGCTGGACGTGGATGGCGAGGGCGACCCCGTTGCCCTGGCCGAAAAGCGGACCAGCACCTTTGCCCGCAAAAAGGTGCTCAAGGTCTCCACCCCCACCACCAAAGATTTCAGCCGCATTGAATCGGCCTACGACACCAGCACCGCCAGCCGCTTCCATGTGGCGTGCCCGCACTGTGGAGAGCACCAGCCGCTGGAGTGGGGCACCGACAAACCCCACGGCCTGCGCTGGGACCGTGACGATGTGGGCGCCCCGCTGCTGGGCACCGTGCGCTATGTGTGCGCTGCCCATGGCTGCGAGATTCTGGAGCACCAAAAACCCGCCATGCTGACCGGTGGCCGGTGGATCAACACCCGCGAAAGCTCGCGCCCCGGCAAGCTCACCGGCTACCACCTGAACGCGCTGTATGCCCCGCTGGGCTGGGTGAGCTGGGCCGACCTGGTGCAACAGTTCACCGAGGCCGCCCACGCTGCCAAGATGGGCGACATATCCAAGCTCAAGACCTTTACCAACACCGTGCTGGCCGAGACTTGGGAAGAGCAGGGTGACAAGATCGCCACCCACGAGCTGGCCCGCCGCGCCGAAGACTACGCGCTGACCACCGTGCCATGGGGTGGCCTGGTCATCACCGCCGGGGTGGACACGCAGGGCGACCGCTTGGAGTATTACGCCTGGGCCGTGGGCCGCCAAAATGAGCGCTGGCTGGTAGACCATCGCATCATCTACGGTGACCCCAGCGTGCCAGAGGATCAGCCCAACAGCCCATGGGCAACCCTGACCGAGGTGCGCCGCACCCAATACACCCACGCCAGCGGCGCGCTGCTGCCCGTGAGCGCCACCGCGGTGGACTCCGGCGGCCACCACACCCAGCAGGTCTACCGCTACGCCCGGCGCCACCAGGGTGAGCACGTGCTGGCCATCAAGGGCAGCAGCATCGCCAACAAGCCGGTGCTGGGCAAGCCCACCGATATCGAGGTGAACTACAAAGGCCAGCGCATCAAGCGCGGCGCCCGCGTGTGGCCCGTTGGCACCGACACCGCCAAGAGCATCATCTACAGCGAGCTGCGTGTGCTGCAGGTGGGGCCAGGCTACCGGCACTTTAGCCGCCATACGCCAAGCTACGTGTATGACCAGCTCACCGCTGAGCGCCTAGTTACCCGCTACCACAAAGGCCGCCCCAAGCTGGAATGGCTCAAGCCCACCGGCCGACGCAATGAAGCGCTGGACTGCACGGTGTACAGCCTGGTCTGTGAGCACTATTTGGGCGTGCCCAAATATGCAGATCACCATTGGGCCAAGGTTGAGGCCAGACTGCGCCAGCGCGACATGCTGGACGCCGTTGCTGAGCCGCAAAATCTCACCTTGCCAGTTGACAAAAACTCTGCGACACTAGCCCCTGTCGCGGTGGATGAAAACCCACAACACTCCCAGGCGGTTAACGAGCCGCCCCAGTCACCAGCAGACGCTACCCCCGCACCCGTGCGCCCCCCGGCACAGGCGCGGCCAAGCAAGCTGCCAGCACTTCCACGCAAAGGAGGTGGCTGGATCAAGAAGTGGTGACCCTCATGGTAGATATCGTTGATGACTTTCTGACCCGCCTGGAAAAGCACATCCCCAACACCCCGCCCGAGGTGCGCGCCACGCTGGAGCGCGAAGTGCGTAGCGAGTGGGGAGGCAATAAACTCTATGTGGCAAAGCAACTCAGCCGCGTAACCCGCGCCAGCCTCATCGCCAAAGGCCTGCGCCAGCAGCGCCCGCTGGGCGAAGTCTTTGCCATGGCCGGTGTCAGCCGCCGCACCGGGTATCGCCTGCTGGCCAGCAAGTAGGGCAGGGGGCTCTAAGCTCGAGCCTCCCACCGCGTGCCATTTTGGGCCTGAACAAATCGCAGGCCGCGCCCCAACATCGGTGCCATGAGCACTGTACCCATCAAAGACGCGGCCGACGCCACGCGCAAGATTGACACCTTCCAGCGCACCGAGGGCCCCGACACGGTAGAGACACAAGCCGTTGCAGTGGTCAACCCCACAACCGGCACCCCCATCGACTTTGCCACCCAGACTACGGTGGCCGCACTGCTCACCGCCGCCAACGCCATCAAGGCCGCCGCCGAGTCGCTAGACGCCAAAGCCACCGCCATCAACACCGGCGCAGTGGCCGGCACCGTGGCAGTCAGCAACATGGTCGCCCAGGGCCTAACAGATGCCCAGCTGCGCGCCACCGCCGTGCCAGTCAGCGGAACATTCTGGCCGGTTACCCAGCCAGTCAGTGCTGCAAGTAATTTGCCCACCAGCAAAAACGCCACCATATTCCAGTTCAGCACCAACAACACCAGCACCGCCCAGCTGGCGGCCGCTGCCACGTTCCCCGGCGCTATCGAGACCGCGCTGGACCAGCCCAGCATTTCGCTGCTGATGACCAGTGACCAGCCCATCACCCTCACCGTCAAGCAGTTTATTGATGTGGGCGGCACCCGTGCTGTGCCAGATATTGTTTTTTACGTCGCTGCCAATCTTGGCTTTGCCCGGTCCTTCACGCTCAATGGCAACTATGTGCAGGTCACCGCCACCAATACCGGCGCGTCCACAACCACCACGTTCAGCCTGAACACCGCCTATGGCGACCTGGGTGATAGCGAATCAGGCGGCATCATGCCCGTGACCGAGCTGCCCCTGGTGCTCACCGGCGCCGCAGCGCAAACCGCCACCGTCAACAACATTCTGGGCCCCGCCGCAGGCTCCACCGGCCTGGCCGTCTCAGGCTATCGCACGGCATCCGTCCAGGTGGTCAGCACCGCCACCGCCGGCACCTTCATTTTTGAGCAAAGCAACGACGGCACCAACTGGATTGCCCTGCCCGTGTTCAACAGCGTGCTGGTCACCGGCGTGCCCATTACTGCAGCCATCACCGCCAGCGCCAGCGCCATCATCTACAGCTTCCCCTTGCGCTGCAACCTGGTTCGCCTTCGCATTGCCACCACGCTCACCGGCGGCAGCGTGCAAGCGTTTACCCGCATTGGCACAGACCCGTGGACGCCCTCTGCCACCCTGGTGGCAAGCAACACCGCTGCCAACATGCAGACCACGGCCACCGTTACCGGCTACCCCACCGCCGCCGCCAGCGCCGATGCCCTGGCCAACCCCACCGTCACCAAGGTAGACAGCACGGGCCTCGTATTCAACGGCACCACCTGGGACCGCGTGCGCGGCATGTCCACCGCACTCACCACGGGCGACACCGGTGCCAAGGTAGCCACCGGCAACGGCGCCACCATCACCAACATCGGCAACAAGGGCGTGCAGATCCTTATCAACATGGGCGTGGTCAGCGGCACCACACCCACCGCCGTGTTCAAGGTGCAAGGCAGCACAGACGCAGGCACCACCTGGTATGACGTACCCGGCGCCAACACCGCCGCTATTACCGCCACCGGCCAATACGGCATCACCATATACCCCGGCGTTGCCACCACCGCAGGCGTGGCCACCACCGGCACCACCGCCACCACCAGCATGGTCATACCCAGGACCTGGCGCATGGTCTGGACCATAGGGGGCACTACCCCATCGTTCACCATCACCGCCGTGCAATACATCTACCTGCCCAACTGATGACCCTGCTGCTACTGCTCAGAACCCCCACCGGCCCCTACGTGCCACCCCCACCGGTGCCACTGCAGGCCGACCGGTTTAACTACCGCGCCGCCCTGGCCAACGCCGGGCGCATTCGCTACCCAGACCCCGCCATCAGCCGCATGGCCGCCCGCATGGTCAAAAAGCGCCGCTGGTAGCTGCTGCCGTCTCCGTTGGGCCCGCGTGCCAATTTGGGACTGAACTGCCAGCCTTTACACGGTCACCATCGTGGCATGACCGCCACATCAGAACCCACCCGCCTCACCGCTGGCGACACCGTCACCTGGGCCAAAACCCTTACCGAATACCCCGCCAGCGCCAGCTGGGTGCTGGCCTACACGCTCATCAACGCCGCGGGCAAGATCAGCATTACCGCAGCCGCCAGCGGCGATGACCATCTGGTCACCGTGCTGGCCGCCACCACCGCCAACTGGGTTGCAGGCACCTACACATGGGTGGCCACTGTCACCAAGGCTGCAGAGCGCTACACCGTAGGCCAGGGCACTGTCACCATCGCCCCCAACCTGGCAGCCGCCGCCACGTTTGACACCCGCACCAGCGCAAAAAAAGCGCTGGAGGCCGTCAACACCGCGCTGGAGACCTATGGCGCCAAGGCCTACATGCAGAGCTACGAAATCAACGGCCGCAAACAGCACTTCCACACCCCTGGCGACTTCATGGCCTTTCGCAGCAAGCTCATCGCAGAGGTAGCCCGCGAAGACAACGCCGCCCGCCTGGCCGCAGGCCTGGCCCCCCGCAACCAGATCCAAGTCAGGTTTAACAGCCGATGAACACAGCAACATTGCCCACCTGGTACAACGCGCGCAACGTCTCCACCAAAAGCAGCGTAGTGCTGGGCAAGTGGCTCCAGCAGCGCCCCGGCGCCATAGACCGTGCGGGCCTTACCCCCGTGCGCATGCTCCCCACCGCCGGCGGCCATAAACGCAACTACGCCGCAGCCCAGGTCAACCGCTTGACGCAAGGCTGGAGCACCATTAGCGCCAGCGCCAATGCCGACATATTCCGCAGCCTAGACGCCCTGCGCGCCCGTAGCCGCAAGCTGGCCATGGATGACGAGTACGTCAAAAAATGGCTCAAGATGGTGGAGACCAACGTGGTGGGCCCCGTGGGCTTTCGCTTCCAGGCCCGCGTGTATGACCAGCCAGGCAGCCCGGACACACTGGCCAACGATGCTATCGAGTCCGCATGGCTGCGCTTCGGCAAAAAAGGCGTGGCAGATATAACCGGCAAAATGACCCTGGCCACCATGTGCCAGCTGCTCATCAAGGCCGTCGCGCGCGATGGCGAATACCTGGTGCAAATTGTCCGCGGCAAGGGCGCAGACAACCCCTTTGGCCTGGCCCTGCGCGTGCTAGACATTGACCGGCTAGACACCAACCTCAACCGCGCAGGCGGCCCCGGCGTTAACACCATCCGCATGGGCGTGGAGATTAACGAATACGGCCGCCCCATCAACTACCACCTGCGCACCCAGCACCCGGGTGAGGTCTACAACAGCACCACCGGCCGGGCAGAGTCCACCCACGTGGTGGTGCCCGCTGCAGACATCATTCACGACTTTGTTTGCGACCGCCCTGAGCAAGTGCGCGGCGTGCCATGGGCCCATGCGGCCATGGTGCGCTTAAACAACCTGGGCGGCTATGAAGAGGCTGCAGTTATTGCCGCGCGCGTAGGCGCCAGCAAAATGGGGTTCTTTACCACCGAAGACGGCCAGGGCGAAATTGTCAGCACCGGCACCGATGACGGCACCGCAGATGGCGGCCTGGTTATGGATGCAGACCCCGGCAGCTTTCAAAGCCTGCCCAGCGGCGTCAAGTTTGAAGCCTTCGACCCCGATTACCCGGCCGCCATGTATGCCGATTTTGTCAAGGCCAACCTGCGCGGCATTGCCAGCGGGCTTGGCGTGGCATACCACGCGCTGGCCAATGACCTGGAGGGCGTCAGCTTTAGCAGCATTCGCTCTGGCACGCTGGAAGAGCGCGACAGCTGGATGCTGATTCAAGAGTGGTTTTGCAGCAGCTTTCTGGACCGCGTGCATGCCGAGTTTATGCAGGCCGCCCTGGGCTTTGGCCAGATCGCCCTGCCCAACGGCGCCACATTACCACTGGGCAAGATTGACAAGTTCAGCGCCCACACCTTCATTGGCCGCCGCTGGGAGTGGGTGGATCCACGCGCAGACATTGAGGCAGACCTATCCGCTATCAACGCAGGACTCAAGAGCCCACAGAGCGTGGTCGGCAAAATGGGTGGCGACTATGAAGACGTGCTCATAGAGATTAAGCAAGCCGAAGACCTGCGCAAAAAGCTTGGCATAACCCTTGCCAGCGAGGCCGCCGCACTGGCCGCAGCCGCAGGCAAAGCCGCCGCCGCCAACGGCTCGCCAACCGCATAACAAAACGGCAGCAGTTGTGCCAATTTGGGCCTGAACACAAAGCGCCCAAACGCAGACCATAGGTGCCATGAAAGCACCAGCTGCCACCACCAAGGCACCCACCACCCTCAAGCCCGGCACACAGCTGCACCGCGCATTCAGCGTGGAGCGCAGCGCCGTCAATGAAGAGGACCGCACCGTAGAGCTGGCCTTTGCCTCTGAGACACCTTATGCCCGCTGGTGGGGTGTAGAAATTTTGGATTGCACAGCCACCTCCATGCGCGCTGGCCGCCTCACCAGCGGTGGCCCCCTGCTGTGCGACCACGACACAAGAGACCAAATCGGAGTGATTGAGTCAGTCCAGATCGGTGCGGACAGGGTTGCCCGCGCCGTGGTGCGTTTTGGAAAAAGCGCGCGGGCCGAGGAAGTCTTCCGCGATGTAGTCGACGGCATCCGCCGCAACGTCAGCGTGGGTTACCAGATCCACAACGCCGTGCTGGTAGAGACCAACGACGACGACCAGGACACCTACCGCGTGAGCGATTGGGAGCCGTACGAGGTCAGCCTGGTAAGCGTGCCCGCCGACGCATCCGTAGGCGTAGGCCGCAGCGCTGACCGCACAGACCAATCCCCCGTGGTGCCCCTGGCCGTAACCACCCCAACAACCCCCAGTTTTATCAAGGAACTTTCCACCATGAACGCACCAGTTATCGACCCAGTAGTCGCACCCGCTGCCCCCGCCATCACTTCCGAAGCCGTGCGCGCCCAAGCGGCCGCAGAGCGCAAGACCGTTCAAGAGATGTATGCCATCGGTCAACAATTTGAACGCTTTGGCGGTGTTGCCCTGGCCAACCAAGCCATCGAGCAAGGCCAATCGGTCGACCAACTGCGCGGCCTGGTCATGAACGCCATGACCGCAGCGCAAAAAACGCCAGTCACCAACTTGGACCTGTCTGCCAAAGAAACACGCAAGTTTAGCGTCTTCAAGGCCATTCGCGCCTTGACAGACAAGAGCTGGAAGGGTGCCGAGTTTGAGCAAGAATGCCACAGCGAAATTTTGAAGCGCACTGGCCTGCAAGAGGCCATCCACGGTGGCTTCTACATGCCGTTGGATATCCAGAAACGTGACTTGACCGTTGGCACACCCACAGCCGGCGGCAACCTGGTGGCCACAGACCTGCAGGCCAGCAGCTTTATCGACCTGCTGCGCGCTCGCAGCCTCTTGGCCCAGCTGGGTGCCACCATGCTGCCCGGCCTGGTGGGCAACGTTGCCATCCCCAAGCTGACCGGCGCTGCCACAGCCTACTGGTTGACGAACGAGGCCACCGCCATCACCGAAAGCCAGCAGACCATCGGCCAGTTGGCCCTGGCCCCCAAGACCCTGGGCGCCTACACCGAGCTGAGCCGCTTGCTGATGCTGCAAAGCACACCCGCTGCCGAAGCCATGGTCATGAACGACCTGTCCAAGGTGCTGGCCCTGGCCATCGACCTGGCAGGCTTTGAAGGCTCTGGCGCATCCGGCCAGCCTACCGGCATCAGCAACACCGGCGGCATCGGCTCAGTCACCGGCACATCGCTGGCCCTGGCGGGTGTTATCGAGTTCCAGACAGACGTGGCAGCCGCCAACGCGCTGGCCACCGGCAGCGCTTACGTGACTACACCCACAGTGGCCGGCCTGCTCAAAGGCCGCGCACGCATCTCCAGCACCGACAGCCGGTGCCTGTGGGAAGGCAACGTGCTGGACGGCCAGGTGGACGGCTACCGCGCCAGCACAACCACACAGCTCACAGCTGGCAGCATGATCTTTGGCGACTTTAGCCAAGTGGTCATCGGTGATTGGGGCATGTTGGAAATTGCGCTCAACCCCTACGCATCGTTTGCCGCAGCCATCACCGGCATCCGCGCCATCCAGAGCGTGGATGTGGGTGTGCGCCAGGCCGCAGCCTTCAGCCGCGCAACGTCCATCACCTAAAGCACCGCACCGGGCCAGCCGCAAGGCAGGCCCGTGCAGCGCCCACAGGCCAACCCAAGGACACACCGCAATGGCAGTCACCAAAAACCCCACCGCAGCCGACACCCCTGCGCCCTACACCGTCACCCGCGCATTTTTTTGGGCGGGTGATGTAGTGGCAGTGGGCGCCGCAGTGCAGCTCACCAAGGCCGAAGCCGCCGCCCTGCTGGCCGCCAACAAGGTCACCCCAGGCGAGCCCGCCGCCGAGCCCACCAAACCCGCAGCCAAGAAACCCAAGGCCACCGAGGAGACAACCCCATGAGCCAATTCAACTTCCCCGGCAACTCTACAACGACCACCCTACTGGCCGCCGTATCTGCCGCCAACACCGCCGCCGCTACCGGCACCGGTGTCGACCTGCTGGCATATGAAGGCCCCATGCTGGTCACGCAAAACCACGGCGTAAGCACTGGCACGCTGGACGGCAAGATCCAAGACAGCGCAGACAACTCCAGCTTTGCCGATGTGGCAGGCCTCACGTTCACCCAAAGCACCACCACGGCAGACACAAAAACTCTGGTTTTCCAGAGCAAGCAAGTGCGCCGCTACGTGCGCTACCTGGGCACCGTGGTCACTGGCCCGCAGGTGGTTGGCGTCACCATGTCTGGCGTACCTAAATCCGTCTAAGCAAGCGCCATGTTTGTTGAAGACCTTACACCCTTTTTCAGCGCTGAAAGCGTTGGCGTGAGCATCGCCACCGTGGGCGGCGTTGCGGGTGTGGGTGTTCAATACTCAGGCCCTTATGCACCGGGCAATGTTGGCGCACTGGGCATGGCCAGCAGCCAGCCATCCATCACCCTGCCAGACACCGCCGTGCCTGCCGACCCTGTTGGCACCGCAGTGGTCATCACCGCAGGCCATGGCCTGGGCAGCTACCTGGTAGCAGAGCACCAGCCAGACGGCAGTGGCATCAGCATGCTGGTGCTGGAGCTTGCAGCATGACCACGCGGGTGAGCGCCGCAGTGGCCGCCATAGTGGCGGCCCTCAGCAGTGGCACACCCGTGTGCACGCAGATCGCCCGCGTGCGCCTGCGCCCCATCGCCCAGGCCCAGCCCTTGGCTGTAGTGGTTCGCCCGCTGCAGTCAGAGGCATCGGCCCCGGCCCTCAATCCCAATCTACCGGTGAGCTGGACCAGCGCCATTGCCGTGGAGTGCTACGCCCGGACAAGCGCAGCCACCACGCCCGATCTGGCGGTGGACTCATTGGTAGAGGCAGTGTATGCCCGCCTCATGGCAGACCCCACCCTTGGCGGGGTAGTGGTCTCGCTGCAGGCGCAGTCACTCACCTGGGATTTTGACGCCGACGCCGAGCAAACCGCCTGCGCCACCTTTGTATTCAACGCCCTGCAACGCAGCACGGGCGCCACGTTTTCATAACCAAACCCCACACAGGAGCCCACTACCATGGCTTATTTTTTTGCAGAGGGATCGTCGATCCAGTTTTCCAACACCTTGGCCAGCGCCAAGACTGTCACTGCCGTCACCAACGCAAACCCAGCGGTTTGCACCAGCACCGCCCACGGCTACGTCACCAATGATGAAGTCCTCTTTACCAGCGGCTGGGAAGACGCCACAGACAGCGTGTACCGCGTCACCGTTATCGACGCCAACAGCTTCAGCCTGCAAGGCCTGGACGCATCCAGCACCTCGTTTTACCCAGCGGGCACCGGCACCGGCACCACGCAAAAGCTCAGCGCATTTACGGCCATCCCGCAAGTGCTGACCATTTCCGCATCGGGTGGCGACACACGGTTCACCACCGTCACGCCCCTGGCCAAGCGCAACGCCGTCAACGTGCCAACAGGCTTCAACGCCACCAGCGTCACATTGTCGCTGGCGCATGACGCATCGCAAGCCGCGTTTATCACCATGGTGGGCATCAGCCGCGCGCTGTCCAAGGTTGCCATTAAGCAGGTCATTTCTGGTGGCGGCACTACATATGGCTACGGCTATATGAGCGTCAGCGAGTATCCCAAGCTCAACAACAACCAGGTCAACACCGTAGACGCAGCCGTCACCGTGTTGGGCCGCTCCATCAGCTACGCAACGTAACCGAGCAAGCGCACGGCAGGGTGGTTTTCCACTATTTTCCACCCGCCCGGTTTTGCCCGAGCTTGGCACGCCGTGCGCCCCTTTAGTCGTTATCAACATCGGGCCGTTTTTTAAAGATCGGGCATTTCCATGGCACTCAAATCCACTATCGGCAACATCGTAGGCGTCAACGTAAAGGGCGTTTACAACGATGAGCACGGCGTCGCAAAAGATATCGACTTCCTGCTCAACTGCAAACGCCTAACCGGCGATGAGGCAGATGAAGCGCTTAACAACGACTTTAGCGCCCCCAGCATCATGCGCTTCATGTTGTCCGTCGCCACAGACTGGTCCAAGGTCAAAGATGACGCAGGCACCGTGGTCCCATTCTCGCAAGACGAGTTTGAAGAGCGCTGCAACAAGATTTCCGGCCTGCTGTACGTCACCTACAAGTGCTACCGCGAGCAGTCTGGAGTGCGCGCAAAAAACTAGCCGCGCTCGCCCGAGCGCTGGCACTGCAAAAACCAAAGAACCAACCCCAAGCGAATGACCAGGCCAACCCGTTTATCGCCGCCATCATTGCCGCCTCGTCTCCAGAGGCCGAGCCTGATGAGCTGGTGTATCTGTGGCCCTGCAATGTTGCCGCATGGGGCATTTGGTGCGACCTTCAAAGCCAGTGGCGCCACGGCATGGGCGGGCCCACGGGCTTGGATTACGCAGGCGTGCGCGCCCATCTGGACGAGCTGGGCCTTGATGGCGAAGAGCGCCGCGAGGTCTATGCCTGCATACGCGCAGCCGAGCGCGCCACGCTTGAAGCCAGGGCAGAGCTTGCCGAGCAAGAGCGCGCCAACACCCCACGTTAATAAGGCTGCGCCATGGCTGACATAGGCATCAAGATCAAGGCCACCGACGAGGCAAGCAGCGTCTTTGGCAAGGTTGCATCAGAGGCCGGCAAGCTGCAAAGCTCCGTGGCTTCTGTTGGCGCAGGCTTTGCCGCCCTGGGTGGCGCAGCGGTGGCGGGCTTGTCTGTCATCAGCTTCGGTGCCAAGATCAAAGAATCCATTGACCTGGCCGACAGCTTCAACAAGCTCAGCCAGAAAACCGGCGTGGCTGTAGAGTCGCTAAGCAAGCTCAACTACGCGGCCGGCCTGTCTGATGTGTCTACCGAGGCACTGGCCACCGGCCTCAAAAAGCTCAACCTCAACATCAGCGCCGCCGCCAATGGCAGCGCAGAGCAGGCTGCGCTTTTTAAGTCCCTTGGTATCAGCGTAAAAGACGTAGCGGGCAACGTAGTCAGCGCAGACAAAGTGCTGGCCCAGCTGGCCGACCGCTTTGCCGAGAGTGGCGACAACGCCGATAAAAACGCCATTGCGGTGGCTGCTTTTGGCAAGGCCGGCGCTGATCTGATACCGCTTCTCAACGCCGGCGCACAAGGCTTGGGCGAAATGGGAGACGAGGCCAAAAAACTCGGCATCGTTCTGGGCGCAGATTTTGCAAAGAACGCCGAAGAGTTCAACGACAACATTGCCAAGATCAACCTTGCAGGCCAAGGCCTGTTTGTAACCCTGGCTGGTGACCTGGTCAAAGGCCTGGGTGCTACCGTCAAGGCTATGGCCGAGGCTTCTATTGAAGGTGGAAAGTTTGCCGCCGTCATGGCCGGCATTCAAACCCTACTCACGGGTGATGACCTTTACAAAGCCAACGTGGAGATGGTCAAGGGCGTGGAGCTGCTTATGGCAGCCGAGAGCGCGCTGGACAAAGCCCGCGCCGCCGGCGACACGGCCCGCATTGCCCGGCTTGAAAAAGCTGTAGAGCTGCGCCGCCAGGAGGTGCAAGTCACTCAAAACTACCGCACCATGCTGGAGGCAGACGCCAAAAAGGCCGAAGCCGACAACAAGCCCAAGCCCACCACCAGCAGCGCCGCCATCAGGGCCGCAGCGGCTGCCATATCCAAGCCAAGCGGCGCGGGTGGATCTGAAAAAGAAAAGGGCAACGAGTTCCGCGGCGAGCAAGAGGCCGCCAAGGAATGGGCCAAGGCCCTGGAGGCCGCAGGCAAAGCCAGCCAAGACCTGGTGGCAAAAAATCAGGATCTGAGCAAATCGCAGGCCGACCTCAAGGTCTACATGGAGTCCGCAGCGGCGGCCATCAACGAGAAGACCAACCCGGCCATGAACGAGATGGTCAAGGCTGCTTATGAGGCCAATATTGCCCTGGAAGCCATGGGCAAGCTGGCCGATGTGATAGAGGCACAGCAAAAGCGCGCCGCCAACGCCGAAGACGAAACCCAAAAAGAACGCGACCGCGTGGCCGCCATTGGGCTCAGTACCGAAGCAGTGGCCGAGCTGGGCGCTGCCCGCCTCGAGGAGATGGCCATTGCCAAAGAGCGCGCACTGCTGGCGGCCGATGAGATCGACCTGAGCGGCGAATACTCAGAAGCCATAAAGGCCGAGGCCAAAGCCCTGCGCGAGCGCGCTGCCCTGCTGCGCACTGGTGCGGCCAAAGAAACGGCAATAGAGGCGGCCAAGGCCGAGGCCGATGAGCGTAAACGCGGCTGGGAAGAAACCGACCGCATTGCCCGCGACGTGTTCACCAGCTGGGCCACAGATGGCGGAAACGCCGCGCAAAAGATTGGCGACACGCTGAAAAAGGCGCTGCTGTCGGCGATCTATGAGGCGACCATCAAGAAGCTGGTACTCCCGATATACACAAGTGTTGTGGGCGGGCCTCCTGGTGGTGCAGCGTCCGCTTTGCAAGCCGCTGGAGGCGGTAGCTTCGGTGGGTTCGGCGGATCAGGAGGGTTGTTTGACGGCAGCGTCTTTGGCACTGGCACCGGTTTTGGCTCTGCCTTTGGCGCGTTTGGTAGCGCTGCATCGGCGAACTTTGGCGCTACCGTTAGCAGCTTTGGCTCCACCATTGGCCTGTCCATTGAAGGTGGGCTAGCCTCTATTGCTGAGGGCACTGCGGCGTCGATCGCTTCGGGTCTCGGGTCTATTGCGGGTGCGCTTGGCCCCATCGCCTTGGGCGTTGGGCTACTTAGCAGCTTATCAAGCTACAAAGTAGAGTCACGCGGCAACGGCCTCACCGCCACAATTGGGGGCGCGAGCGGCTTACCTTCCGGAAGCGTGGGCCGCTATAACGAGTTCGCGCAGACGAGCAGTGGCATTTTGAGCGGTGGCAACACCATCAATCGTGATTGGTCCGTTGCCGACCAGGGTGTTGCCGATTACATCGCCGGCAACGTGCAGCGCATCACCGCCAGCAACCGCGCCTATGCAGACGCGCTTGGCCTGTCTAGCGAGTCCATCAACAGCTTTACCAAAAATATTGAAGTCAGCCTGACCGGGTTGGACGCAGCGGGCCAAAAACGCGCAATTGACGAAGCTCTATCTAGCTTTGAAGCCGAGCAAGCCGCCGCCGCCTATGGAAATGCGCTGACCGGCGTAGCGCGAGTTGGCGAAACCACCGCCCAAACCCTGCAGCGCTTGGGCACAGAGCTTACCGGCACAAACTCCATGTTTGCCGACCTGGGCTACACGCTGTTTGATGTGTCGGTGGCCGGGGCGAATGCCGCTTCTACGTTGGTATCCGCGTTTGGTAACTTGCAAACCGCACAGGCCCAGCTTGGCAGCTTCTACCAAAACTTTTACAGCCAAGACGAACAGCAGGCCAACACCTATCGCACAGTGCAGGCCGACCTGGCCAACGCTGGCATCAACCTAACCACCGAGCAACTGCGCAGCGCCACCCGCGCTGACATACGCGCCGCGGTAGACGGCCTTGCAGGCAACACCAGCACAGAGCAGGGCGCCGCCCAATACGCCGCCGCAGTGCGCGCGGCCAACACGCTGGCCAGCGTAAAGCCTGTAGAAACCGTGGCCCAGCAAGCCGCGCCCACCGTGGCCCCACTGCCAGGCGCCACCCAAAGCGGCGGCATACCCTACGTGGACGCAACAGACACCGCCCTGACCGCGTGGGAAGAAGCCACAGCCGCCATTGTGGACGCCATGCGCGACCTTCGCGTCACCCTGCTGGACTCTGGCCCCGACAGCTTTGCCAAATTGCAAGCACAGTTCGTCATTGAAACCGCCAGCGCCAAGGCCGGCAACGTGGCCGCCGCACAGCAGCTGCCCGAGCTGGTGCGCAGCCTATCGGCCGCCAGCAAAGACCAATTCACCAGCGGCGTGCAGCGCGACCTGTTCATAGCCCGACTCATCCAAAGCCTGGGCGAGGTTGCAGGCGTGGGCGGCGCGGGTGCCAATCTGACCATTCCCCGCTTTGCGGCCGGCGGCTACCACCGCGGCGGCTGGGCCATTGTGGGCGAAGAGGGCCCCGAGCTGGTCAACATGCCCAGCGCCCGCGTGTTCAACGCCAACGACACCCGCAGCATGCTGGGCGGCAGCACAGACCCCGCCGTGCTGGAAGAGCTGCGCGCCCTGCGTGAAGAGATGGCGGGCATACGCGCCAGCAACAACAGCATAGCCGCCAGCAGCAACAAGACCGCCCAGGTGCTAGACACCGCCAGCAAAGGCGGCCAGCCCATCGGCACAAAGGTTATTACATGAAAGCCCAGGTACTAGCCCCCATCACCATCACCAATGCCATGTTCACGGCCAGTAATGTGGCCGAGCCTGACACCGCGCTCAGCCCGGCAGAGGCCGTGTGGAACGCCGCCACCAGTTATTCCATTGGCAATGAAGTCATCCGCACCGGCACCCACCGCGTATACACCGCACTGGCTGCTGGCGTAGACGCAGGCCTGCCAGAGGCCACCCCCACCCGCTGGCGCGACACCCGCCCCACCAACAAGTGGGCCGCGTTTGACCTGTACCGCAGCACTGCCATCCGCAGAAACGGCACGCTCACCCTCACGCTACGCCCCGGCATCATCACCGGGTTGAGCCTGTTTGGCCTGGTGGGCGACAGCATCCGCATCGTCCTCAAAAACGCCACCAGCCTGGTCGCTTACTACGATGTAACCACCAGCCTGAGCCTTTACCTCAGTGGGGATCTGGAGTGGGAATTTTGGTTTGGCACCCCGCGCCAGCAGGACAGCCTGCGCGTGAGCGGCCTGTACCCCGATGATGCCCAGGTAGAAATCACCCTTACCGCCAGCGTGATCACCGGCTGGGCGCAGATCGGCATTCTGGCGCTGGGCAGTTTTAACGACCTGGGCCTGCCAGAAAAAGGCTTTAAGGCAAGCCCGGTGGACTACAGCCGCATCAACACCGACACCGCAACGGGCGAGGTCTCCATTGTGCGCGGCCTGGCCGCGAAAAACATCAGCGGCCAATGCGTCATGACCACCGCATATGAAGCGCAGGCCGTGGCAGACGTGGTCTACCAGCTGCTGGGCGTGCCCTGCGCAGTAGTTATCACCACAGAGCCCGGCTTTGACTACCTGAGCGCCTTTGGCCTCATGTCGGCAGACATAACCGCAGGCGACCTGGCAACCCTTTCCCTTGAAGTAAGAGGCATCATATGACCATCACCGTACCCGTGGCCGTCACCCCGCCATCGCTACCACTGCCCGACCCGGGCGACCGCGCCACATTCACCGCCCGCAAGCTGTCTATTCTTGACTGGGAGGTAAACCAACTAGCCCCCGACACGCTGGCCTTGGCCAACGCCAGCTACGACAACGCGCTGGACGCGCAGGGTAGCGCCACCAGTGCTCTAACCAGCAAAAACGCCGCAGCCCTGAGCGAAGCCAACGCCGCCGCCACCGCCAACATCAAGGGCACATGGGCCAGCCAGACCGGTGCCATAGCCAAGCCCGCTGCAGTTAGCCACAACGGGGCCATCTGGGCGCTGCTGAACAACCTGGCAGACGTGACCACCAGCCAGCCCGGCGTTACGGGCGATTGGGCGTGGGTTAGTGGGGCATTCCCAACCCAGCGTATCAACAGCAACACCACGGCGGTGCCAAACGTGCGGTACGTCATTTACGGCGCGTGCACGCTCACGGCCCCGGCTATCACCGGCAACCGCAAACAGTTTGGTATTGAAGTGTTGCCCGGTGTAACGGGTGCCATCTTCGCGCCCGCAGGGTCCGACAAAACACGCGGCGCATCAGGTTCGCAGCCTATCGATGCGCCGTTTTCAGCAACCCTCACAGACAGCGGGGCCACCGACGGGTGGATATAGACCATGAGCATGAATGAACTTTTTGGCGCAGCGGGTACAAAGCCGCTTGTAACCTCGTACACAACAGGAACCGGCACGCACGTGCCCAGCGTAGACAACGCCTTGTGCTACGTGGAGTTGCAGGGCAGCGGCGGTGGCGGCTCGAATAGCGTGGTGGCTGCTGGTGGTGGCGGGGCAAAAATCGGTTTTTGGGTCCGCGTGCCCATTGCTGGCCTGGCATACACCGTGCCCGCAGGCGGCGCAGTCAACACAGACGGCGGCAAAGCCACATTTGGCACCATGTCTGCACAGGGCGGCAAGGCAGGCTCCAGCACTACCGACCGGCTATCGGGTGCGGGCGGCTTGGTGGGCGCAATTGCCGGGGCATCCAACGGCAGCAACGCCACGCTGGCAGCAGCTGGCATACCCGACGCATACCCCGGCGGCGCTGGTGGCAACGCAACCAACGCGGGCAACCTGGTGGGATTCCCAGCCAACTGCAATGTAGTGGCATCGCCCGCCCTTGGCTTTGGCGACTACGCCAACAACAACGGTCAGGCCGTTGGCTCTGGTGGGGATTCTTTCTTCGGCAAGGGCAACCCTTCCAACGTGGCCCCCGTGGCCACAGCCTACGGCGCAGGCGGCGGCTACTTCCGGGCGGGCTCCCCCGGCCTTGTCCGCATTTATGACTATGGAGCACGAACATGAGATACGGAAAACTGGTAGACAACACCATCGACGTGGTGATTGATTGCGAAACCGACCCAGACGGCATCAACGGCCAATGGGTTGCATGCGGCGACGCAGGCCCGGGCTGGACGTTTGACGGTAACGCATTTGCACCGCCTGCGCCGCCAACACCGCCGGCAGATCCGTGCGCCCACCTGATCGACATTGGCCCATTCTTCGACCGCTTTGGCGCGGCCAAGATGGCCGTGCTCACCAGCGCAGACGCGGGTGTAAAAGCCATTCTGAGCGATGTGCAAGTGCGCAAGTGGATCGACCTGCAGCGCACAGACGTGGCCACCAGCCTGGCCTACATTGGCACCAAGGTGCCCGCGGTAGACGCCACGCTGCAAACCGCCATCCTCAGCACGCCCGTGGCGCCAGAGGAAAACCTGGCTCTTCGCAAACTCTACTTCTAAGCCATGCAAGCCCACTACATCATCCGCACCCTGCTGGCGCTGGACCAGCTGGCCAACGTGGTCCTGTGCAACGGTTCGCCCGATGAAACCATGAGCGCAGCCAGCTACCGCATGCACCGCGACGGCAGGTTCTGGGGTTTCATGATGCCTGTCATTGACCTGCTGTTTTGGTGGCAAGGCCCAAACCATTGCCGCAATGCGTACCTGAAGGAGATTGCCCGCGTGCAGTACCCCGATGAATACCAGGCATTTGCCACCATCGACACCACCAACCATAAGGGCCAACCGTGATGCCTGAACCCGTACAAACTGCTGTGTCCAGCGTGTCACTGATGACCCTGGCCGTAGCCTTATTCGGCCCGCTCGCTGGGCCCTACATCGTCATCCTGCTAGGCAGTATTGCTGGCGGCCTTTGGGCGCTGAGTGGCACGCCCATGCAGACGCGCATGGAGGGCGCCTGGCTCATGCTGCGCTGCATAACCACCGCCGTGGTACTGACCGCTGCTGTGGCCAGCGCGGTAGAGGCCCGGTTCGACATTAAGGTAACCGAGGCTTATGCCGTGGTCAGCTTTGTGATCGGCATGCTGGGCAACCGCTGGCAAGACATTATTGAAGCGGTAAAGACCCGCGTACAGGCTCTCATCTCCACAGCAGGAGGGCCAAAGCCATGAGCAAACTGATGCTGGTATGGGAGATTACTTGCCTGGCGCTGTTCTGGTCGGTGTTTTGCCGCTCGGTGTTGACCGACCAAACCACCCGCTGGAGCGTGCGCCTGTCGCTGTTACTCATGGGTGTGGCTGCCATGGTTGGCATGGCTGCGCCGGTCTACGGATGGGCCCCCGACCTGGTGGTGCTCTGCATTGTGCTGGCCGTGGTGTTTATGCAAGGCGTCATGGCCCGTGCATGGGGCCAGGGCGTGCCGTTTCAGTTCACCCAAGATAAACACCGGCCAAAGCGCAGGGCAACGGATGCAACATGAAAATCACTCTGAATCGCGCCCTTAGCCGTGCTGGTGCCACGATCGGCAAATTGAGCATCGACGGGATATTCGCTTGCTACGCACTTGAAGACCAGGTGCGCGAGGTTCCTGGCCAGCCCGTGGAGAGCTGGAAGGTGCACGGGGCCACGGCCATCCCTGCAGGAACCTACCGCGTCACGCTGGAGCACTCCAGCCGCTTTGGCCCAGACACCCTGACTATCAACAACGTGCCGGGCTTCCAGTACATCCGTATGCACGCCGGCAATACCGCAGCCGACACCGAGGGTTGCCCTCTGTTGGGAATGCAGGCGACCGAGGCAAGTCTAATTGGAGGCACCAGCCGCCCGGCAGTTGCACTGGTCAAGGGGGAAGTGCAGCGGGCCATCGCCAGGGGCGAGCTGGTGACCATCGAAATCACCAACCATGCAGGCCAGCCATGAACCCATACTTGATCATCGCCGCCTTGCTGGCCGTGGCCGGCGCTGGCTATGGGGGCTTCACGCTGGGCGTAGACCACGAAAAAGCCAACCAGGTCGACAAGACCGAAGTAGTGGCGGCGGCCGTGAAAGCTGCCACCGAAACATCAGCCCAGGCCATTGCCGCCATCAAGCCCAAATACACAACGATCAAAAGCGAGGTGCAACGTGAAATCCGCACAAATACTGTCTTTGCTGATTGCAAGCTGCCTGCTGACAGCCTGCGGCTCGTTAACCAGGCTCTCACCGGTGGACGTGGGGCCCAGCCCGCTGGTGACGGCAAGTTGCCCGGAACTGACGCCGCTGAGCGATGACACCTTTGGCGCTGTCACTGACAAGCTGGTCGAGGTGACAGCGCAGTATTACGAATGTCGGGCTGCAGCTGGGGTGAAGTAGTCACCAGCCACGCGATCACCGTAGAAATCACACCCCTCGGGCCTTCGGGCTTGAGGGGATTTTTTTCGTCTATATCCTGCCAGCGATCTTCTCGGGTGTCTCGCGGTAGTAGACGTTGGACAGCAAACTCAGGTCCTTGTGCCGACTGATCTTTGCCAGGGTAAGCACGTCGACCTTCTTGGATAGGTGGGTGAGGGCGGTTCCCCGGGTGTCATGAAAAGTCAGACCATCGATCAACAGCTCTTTGCACAGCTTACTGAACAGCGTGGAGCCTTCATTGGCACCTACTTCGAACGCCGGACGGACCAACAGCTTGGCAGCAATCCGCCCGATGGGGATCTGGGCCCGCGCCTCGGTCTTGGTTTTGAGGGTGACCACCCGGCGCTGGGTGTCGAAGTTTTCCGGGGCGGCCAGTACTTCAGCTAGGCGCATGCCGGTGCGTAGCGCAATGTGGAAAGCGGCCTGCATTTCTTTGGTCTTGCCCACGCGCTCGGCGCGCAGCACCCGCTTGATCAATTGCCAGGTCCATACCTGGTGCCGCGGGGCATTCTCCTTTGGCAGCTTCACCCCCCGGAATGGCTCCTGATCCATCCAACGCCACTCATTGCGGGCGATATTGAACAGGTTCCGCAGCAGGTTTGCCTCGCGCACCACTGTGCTGGCACTGACTACCTTGAGCCGGTCATCGCGCCATTGGGCGATCTGCGGGGTGTCGATCTCCAGCAATCCCGCATCGGTGCCGAAGTATTCCCGCATGGCGTCCAGTCGCCGGACCTCCCAGACCTCGCCGTCCTTCTTGCTGGATACGTCCTGCTTATATTTGTCAACGGCGTCGCCAAATGTCTTATTGCCGCCACTGCGGGCGCGCTTGGCCTTGGCCTCCTGCTCCAGGGCCCAAGCCTGGGCTTCCCGCTTGGTGTCACAGACCTTGCTGGAGCGGATGCCGTTGCGTTCAATTTCGGCCCGCCATTTGTCCTTGTATTTCCGGATATAGGCCATGGGCGTGCGGGATTGTTAAGCGGGAAAAATGCGTGGAGATGGGGGAAACAAAAAAGCCTCCACTGGGGAGGCTCGTAGTGTAGCTGTAACGTAACAGCTCTTAAATGCACGCATCTGGTGCCCGGGGCCGGAACATAACTCACTGGGCGGCGTGCTCAAATGCGGGATTTGCGCGGGGCTTTGCGGGTTTTCTGTGCATGAAAGCCCGCACCTCGACGCGCAAATACAGCGGTTTCCTGGCCGTCGATCCCGGGGCCACCTCCGGGAATCCAACCAGCTTTGTGGTCACGTCCCGTGCATGGCGGCGAGTGCATCGATAGAGCTGCGCAATATCATCCAAATCTAGTAGTTCGTCTGTCATGACCCCTCCTTTGTGCTGGGTGCTGCGGATAGCATGGCTTTGTAAATTTTCGTTGCTACATAGAACGGGTGTTCAATGATGCTGTCATCGTCGGCAGCTTCTCCAGCGGCAATCATCGCCTCCGTAGGCTCCACCGGCACCAGCTTCCAGCCTTCCGGCACCTGTACATTCCCCGCCTGTTTTTCGACACGTCCCGGCGCTGTGTCGATTGCGTGTGCATCAATCTTCTTAGCCCACTTCGCTTCGGACGCCTTGCGGTCTGCAACGGTGTACGGCTGTGCTGCCTTCTTGCACCACTCCGCTGCAAACTCGTCAGACATTTTGTCGGCATATGCACCGTCATATGTGTACCCGGCGTGGTAGTAGCCTGCTACCCATGCGGCTGCAATGTCTTCTTTCGCTTGCTTCGTGGTGTCAATGTCCTTAGCCAAAGACCGCAACAGTTCTGCTGCGGCAGTCACGTACACATCTGGCCTAGCCTCTAGGCGGCTGGCGATGTCTTCAATGTATAGGCGCTGTGTCATTTGACCCCCTTGGCATTGATGGCTGCGGCCTCCATCAACTGTTTTACTTCGGCGTTAGTTGCGCCAATAGCGTCGCGGCGTATTCTTTGCCCATCAATTTTTGCCATTACGGCTTCGTGTGACTTTGGCCTTGTCTGATTGACTAGCGCAATCTCACGCAAACCCCATGTAAGTTTTTGTTCGGGTGTTAAGCGAATCATGAAACCCCCTTGGTATTGATGGCTGCGATGATGGCGTCACGCAAGTTGCCGAATCGTTTAAGGGGTTTGCCATAAGATGACCTGCTGTACCAGCCAGTGCCAATAGACAGCACCCGATTGCCGCGATCTAGCTCCATAAAGTTCAGCGCTTCTGTATCGCTCAACTCCCCCGCTTGGCTTGGCTGCACTGCCTTGGCGTTGATGGCTGCGATGATGGCGCGTGCAAACTCTATCAAATCGTCGTTCTCCGCTGGGTACGCCAACGGTATTACGCCCCGCTTCAACTCTATTATTTCCTCGTCACTCAACCCCGCTTGGCTTGGCTGCGCTGCCATCAACCGCTCAACCTTGTCGTTAAGCTGCTCAATAGTCAGCGCGTCGGCTACTGATTGCAGACCTTGGCTTGGCTGCACAGCCTGTTCCTTGGCGTATCGCTGGCCAACTTCAAACCCACGCAGCCTCCCATCCTCGTACCCTTTGCGGTACTCTGACGACTGGTCAAGGTCATATTGCTCAAGCAGCGTGCGCTCTGGCTGCACAGGGGATGCGCCTACACAAGCCTTCACGTACTCGGGCACTTGCAGCGGGTCAGCCATTGCAGTGCAATACCAGTCATCCAGCCTTGAGCCAGCATCAGGCACCGGGAAGGCGTCACGGCATGCAGCAAGGGCGGTTATCAGTTTGGCGTTTTCGGCTTGCAACGCTGACGGTTCAGGGGATGCGCCTGCTGCTGCGTACAGGTGTTCTACCGCATCAGCGCCACCCACCGCTGCTGGGTTGTTTCCGTAGTTTTTGGCGCAGTAGTCAATGTGCTTCCAGTCTCCGATGCGGCGCGTACCATCTGCTGGCCCGCTTGGGTAGTGACTGCGATAGCGAATCTCAATCGGCTCCTGCTTCTCCAACTCAGCAAGCCGCGCCCGTAGCTCTGCATTCTCAGTGCGCAAGGCGTCGTTGCCGATGTGTTTGATGTGGCCTTCAAGCCGTGTAATTTTCCCAAGTGCGTCTTGATAGTGGCCGAAGTATGGTCCGCTTTTTTCATTGCACAACCGCTCAATCTCAGCCTGCGCAGCCTCCAGCGCGTCGGCGGCTTGCTCTAACATGCTTGTATGCACCTCTGCATACATGCCGTCCGCGGGGTCATGCTCGCGCAGCCGCGCTATCAGGTCTTGTGTGTCGGTCATGTCAGTTCCTTTTTGTTGGTGCACACACAGCAAAGCCATCGCCAATTGATTTTGGGTTGACTTTTGAGCGTGCTTCTTCGCATTCTTGTTTCGTCGGAAATTCAAACTTCTGTGTGCTTCCGCAGATGGCGAGGAACATACCAAGGCAAAGAGTTAGGGTGTAGGTCATGGTGTCAGTTCCTTTTGTATTGCGGCTTGCACTTTGTTGATTGCCTCGCCGCGCTCTTTTTGGCTTAACGTCTCCCGCAAAATTTTTCTGGCTTCGTATGCGGCCTTCTCAGGTGAACGTAGCGGAATGGGGGCCATCGGCTCATTGTTGACGTGCCAAAGGTACCCGTAAGCAAGGGCCACCTTCTCGCGCAGCGTCTCAATCTCCACCGCCTGCCGAGCAATAAGCTCCTTCAGTGCATCGGCAGATTCCATGGCAGCGCCTGCTGTTTGTAGTGTGTTGTTCATGCAACCCCCTTAGCCCGAGCCGCCAAAATCTCCAGCCTGCGCACGCTCGCATCGTCCATCTGCGCCGGTGAGCTGCTTTGCAAGATCGTCTCGTACAGCTCCAGCGCAGCGTCCAGCTCATCCAGCGCGGGGCCGTCAAATCCCCAGCGGTGGAGTTTGTTGTACCGGTCACGGCAGCGGCGCAGGGCCTCGTTGCCAGCGCTCCAAATGGGCAACATCGGGTTGTCAAACGAATCGGTGCCAGCAATGTCGCAGGCGCGCAGATACGTGATGCCCAGGGCGTGCGCCAGCAGGTCAACCTCGCGGCTGTCGTGCGGATCTGCCTTGCCGGTCTTGATGGTCACAAAGGCGTCGCGCATGATAATCATGGCCTTGTCTGCCGCGCTTTGTGTTGGCAACGCCAAGCCGCCCAGCACGGGCTCTGCGCTGTAGGGCTGGCAGCGCTGCAGGGTGGCCAGCCAGGCGGCGCCGTTGTAGTAGTCGCCCGTGGCTTGGCGGCGTTTGGTGGAGTAGGTGGAGGTTTTGCGCATGATGGTCTGCCCCTGGTGTTGGTTTAAGTGCTGTACCCGCGGCTAGGCACCAGCAAAGCCTGCCCGGCCCCCGCGCGCAGCGGCTGGTGCACTTCGCCATACCCTGTAAAGTAGGCAACGCCGCGCACGCTGGCATTGCAGATCCGCATGGGCTGGGCCACTTGCGGCATGGCCTCAACGGGTGCGCAAGCATCGGCACCGGCGGCCCAGGCGTTGCGGCGGGCGTCTTCGGCGGCTTTGGTGCGGGTGGATTTCTTTTTGGTCATGCGGTTTGCTCCGGTGTGTGGTCTAGGTTGTTGCGCAGGTTTTGGGTGCGGGCCAGCAGTTCGTGGGCACGGTCTTCAAACATCAGCGCCCAGTTGCTGGGGGATTGGTTGGCGCGCACTGCGTGCATAAGGTTGACCTCTCGCCACGGTATGACCAGCGGCAGATGGCCGCGCTGCAGTGTGTCGATGATTGGCCATGGCTTGTGGGTGATCCGGTTAAACGCCATCAGGTCGCGCCGCTCTGTGGCCAGTGCAATCAGGTCGCATTGCTTCACCATGGCGCTGTGCTGGCGGTACAGGCCCAGCAGCTGGTAGTGCGTGCGCAGCTGGTGCTCGTGCAGGTCTTCAAACTGCGCCCATATGGTGCCCAGCACTTGCTTGATTGGGCTGGCCACATCGCCGGTGATGCATTCGTGCGCGTCGTGCATCAAGGCGGCCAGCTGGCCGCCAGCGTCTGCGTCAAACACGCTGCGGGCTATGTCTGCACAGAGTAGGCTGTGCTCTGCCACGCTGTAGGCGCGGGCGGCGTGGCCGGTGTAGCGGTTGATGTGGGCCAGTGCGTGGGCAATCTCGCTCAAGGACGGCACGTTGTCAGGGTGGGTGGAGCTGGGGCCGCACAGGTAGTGCTCGCGGCCGGTGTGGGTTAGGAGCCAGGTCATGGGGTGGCCTTTGCTGCTGGTGGCACGTTGGTGTTGCTGTAATTGGCCAAGTTGATGACAGCGCGGGCGCGTTTAAATTCATCCGCAAAGATGCGCGCGGCGTCGGTGCCAAACGGGTAAGGGCAGGCGTCGTTGATGTTGTCGTAGGTCTTGGCGGCGGCGCGGGCTTCGCGCTCCAGGCGCTCGCGGCTGATGATTGGGTCTGGCATGGTGGTTTTTGCTTTCTTACGGTAAATCTTGGTGGAATTGCTTTTGACCGGCGTCATTAGTGCCTGTGTCGCATCCCAACCCAGGTAGAGGCGTTGGCGAATCGTGTTTGCGCTGATACCAAGATCATTCGCCCAGTCGGCTACGGACTTGCATACACCGGCATGGTTAAGCAACACGACAGAAGTGCGATTGGCGTTCTGTTTAGCGACAGTAGCCCAGCGGCAATTCCCAGGTTCGTAGCCACGCTGGTTGTCAATGCGATCCAAGGTGTGGCCTATTGGGCATTCGCCCATGTCAGCCAAGAATGCTTTGAATTCAGCCCAACGCGCGCAGCATATGACGGCGGCGTAGTAGCCGTCGACCTTTGCTGAGCGCTGGCGCATTGACTTCCAGCGGCGATAGGTCAGCGTCCCGTGCTGTCCGTGCTTGATGTTGCCGATTTGGTTCATGCCTGTTCCTTAGGCTCAATGTGTGCGACTGGCTTGCGCCCGCGCTTTTTCAGTCCCAATAGTTTGTTTTTGAATTCCTGAAAAGCGCTATCGCGGCTGGTAGCGATGTGTTTTTGTTTTGCCTCCGTCCAAGCAGCACCCCCGATGGCTGCAATATCCAACGCCTCCTGCAGCTTTTTATTGAAATGGCGCTGTCGCCAATCGTTCTTCTGGGAGTAGTGGTGCACGCGGTACAGCGTGTTTTTGCTGGGCTCTGTGGCATCGCCGCCGATGCGGTAAATGCAAAACCACGCGGTGGCTGTGTCAACGCGGGTACACCTTTTACCCTCTGGCCATAGAGTGCCATCGGGAATAAAGCCTTCGGCTTCAAGCTGGGCGCGGGTGCCCCACCAGTCGGCTTTGTATTCTGAAAAACGGATGCGAATGCCCAGTTCGGGCGTGAAAGAAGTAGCCATGTGTGGCCTCCAAGAGCTTCGGTTTGCAAAAACCGTCGCCCTCGCTTCCAAACGATGGCGGCGGCTCGAACGGGTTGGAAGACCGGGAAGCTCTTGCGAGAACCGGCAGGCCATTGCTGGCCTCCCGTCCGAGCCGCCAAAAAATGGAGGCACGAACAAAAAAGCCGCAATTCCTGTGCGGTGGCTGCGGCTTTCATCGCAGAGCTTCAACGGGCTTCCAAACCCGATCAGCGCTTTTTTTGCGCTGACGGGCGGAGTGTAGCCGAAGCAATTGGCTGGCGTCAAACGCATATAGTCAGATTGGCACCTAGCCCCCGAGGAATATGCTGGAGTAGCTATTGAAGTGATAGCGTTCACTTGTGCGCCTTTCCCAGCAAAATGGCACGCATGGCGGGTTTGGAGATTCCAAACTCCTTTGCCAGCGCGTGGGAGCCGTGCCCATACTTACCTGGTATGTGTTTGGCGCGTGCTGCCGCAACCTGATCGGGTGTCAGCTTGGTCTTGGCATTCCTTGCGCCGGTTGCCTTGTTTGCACGGCCTTTGTCGAGCATGTCGCGCACGTTGGCAAGCTGGGTTCCCGTAGAGAGGTGGTCGGTGTTGACGCAGCTCGGGTTGTCACAGGAATGCAAGATCACCATGCCGCTGCCGATTGGCCCATGGCGAAGCTCAAAGGCAATGCGGTGGGCACGTTGCATGCGGCCATTCAAACGCAGGCGGCCATACCCGCGTTTATCTTTTTGGCCTTGCCAAATCAAGCAATCACCAGCTTTGGCGGTTTTGGTGCTGATCTTTTCGGCGAGTGACAATGTGTTGTATGCCATGTGGGGTGGCTCAAGTCAAAAGGATTGAAGGACTAAGCGCTGACGTGAATGCGGCGGACGGCAACAACCGAGCCCTCGTAGCTCTTGTGGTAGAAGTCCTGGCTGCCGTAGCTGAAGTTGCAGTACCAGGCGAAGGAAGCGTCTTCTTCGTGCTCTTCGCAGGACCAATGCCACGTAGGCTGTAGGTGCGGCTTGCAGTTGGCGTAGATCAATGCCAGTTCTTGGCGCGTGGGCAGGTTTGCACCGATGGCTGCGGCCCAGTCTTTTGCGGCTTGCCAGTTCAGTTTGTTAGCGGGGCGTTCGTCCATCATCACCAGGTGGTGCAGAACCTTGCCAGATGCGTCCAGCACTGGGCCAGCGTATTGGTCACCAGGGCGCAGGGTTATGTCTACCTGTGCAAACGTGTGTACGGTGGTCTGGGTTGCTTGTTCTTTAAATTTTGCAATGAGCAGGTTTAGTTCGACCTGTTTGGCGTCAATGGCTTCAAGGGTGATGGCTTGCATGGTTGGCTCCGGTAGAAAAGGATTGAAGAATTAAGCGGTGAGTGGAATCAGGCGGACGGCAACAACCGAGCCCTCGTAGCTCTTGTGGCTGTTGAACTGGCTGCCGTAGTAGAAGTAGCAGGTCCAGGCGTAGGAAGCGTCGTCTTCGTCGCTGGTCCAGTGCCAGGTGGGCTCCAGCTTGTCTTTGACGTTGGCGAAAAGCAGGGCGGCAACGGGGCGGGTGGGCAGCTCGCCGTCTTGCTTCTTTGCCCAGGTCATGGCGGGTTTCCATGCCAGTATCTTGGTGGGTTTGGTGGGCAGCAAGACCACCGCGCAGTGGGTGCCGTCTTTGCGGGTGGTCAGGCCGGCAAAGGTGCCGCTGTCAAGGTCTGCGCCGATGGCGGGCAGGGCGTTCAGTGAAATAGAGGTGAGAGTGGTTGTCATGTTCCGAATCCAGTTACAAGTGGTTAAAAAAATCGTTTTGCGGCGTGCTCACCCGCGCCCCCGGCGCCAGCTGCGTGCACCAGCCCATCGGGTGGCCATCTGCCCCCAGGCGCACGCGGCGAACGGGCACCACGGTGCGTTTGGTGGTGCGCTCCCACTCCTGGGTGCGCAGCTGGGCGGCGCGGCACTCGATCACGCGGCTTTTGACCGTGCAGGCCATCGCCTGGGCATAAGTGCAGCTGGTCCAGCGCATGGCGGCAAAGGCGGCCTGGCGGTGCGCGTCGGTCACGGGCGGCAGGGTGTTGATGGTGTTCATAGTGGCCACAGCTTTGCAACCAGATGAACAATCCACCCAGCAGATAGGGCTAACACGCACACGCCAATAAAAGCGGCCAGGACAATCGCGCCTGATATGCACCATGCGTATATATGGTCCATCGGGGTCAGCGTTTCTGACTCATCTTCGGGGTGGTAGTCATCGCACCGGCCGCAATCTGGGTAGCGGTTTTGGCAGATGCCAAGCGCCTGGCAGCTGTATTGAAAGGGCGCAGCATAGGGCTGGTCTTCCTTGTCCAGCCACATCACACGGCGCGGCTGGTCCAAGGGGTCGATGGTCACAAAATGTGGCGCAGGTTCACCGCTGTATTTGTTTTCAGCCATTACTTGCCCTCCATCTTGGTCAACACCACCCCAGCGCCGCGCGGCTTGCGCACATGGCACACCACCGCGCCATCAGCGTCCTGGCTCCAGTTGCCGTTACCGCAAATTTGCCCCGCAGCCCCCGCAAACCTTGCGGTTTGTGCTTCGGTTTTGATAGCGTCCTGCAAGGCCGCAGACTGGTCCCACTGCGCCTGCGCGTCGGTGGGGCCGTCTAGGTGCTGCATGCCTGCGTACAGGGCCACAATGGCCAGGGCCAGCGCCCAGTTGGTGAGGGTGGTGGTGTTCATGGCTTGGCCTTTCAGTTGGGGGTTACAAGTGGTTCATAAGCAGTGCCACAGAGGGGCACCAAGTTGGGCACCACGCGTTGCAAGTACGCATCGCGGTGGCAGCCAAAAATGACTACAGCATCAGCGCCCAGGGTCTTGGCGCTGCGCAGTGTTTCCTGCTGCAAAACAAGCTGGGCATGCAGCCATGCATCGGTATCGCTGGTCAGCTTGAAGCCTTGGGCGGCATACACAATCGCACCCTTAAAACCCATGCGCCGCACGCGCTCCACTGCGCAATGCAACTCTGTGGAGTAGGGGTTATCGTTGAGCTTGCAATTGCCAAAGTTGGCGGCGAAGGGAATCGAGGGGTAAATGTCAAAGACAATCCCGTCCACCTCGTTGATGCCGTCGACCACTGCATCGGGGTACTGGGTCAAGATGCCGGGCTGCATGGAGATCAGCACCTTTTTGCCAGCCGCCCGCGCCAGCCGTGCTTTGTAGAGCAGTTGCGGCAGGTAGTCATAAAGGCATGTGCGGGTATCGCACCAGCCCAGCTCATCGGCAACAAAAACCCATTGAATATTTGGGTACTTCGCCATTTCAGCCAGCAAGGCCGGTGCACGTGCCACCATGTCATCAGTAATAGCACCCTGCGCGCGCACCTTGTCGCTGCTGGGCACTTCGCCCAGGGTCCAGCCAATGACATTGGGGCCTAGTGCGGCCTGCGCAGCTGCCGATTTAACCGGGTCAGTCTCGCCAAGCGGCTGCAGCACGGCATCGCAGTTGGCCATGGCAATCACCCGATCCGATGGCTGCATGCAAATGTTTGCAGGCTTTGCAGCCACCTGGCCACCACAACCAGACTCCAGCAGGGCCAGGCAGGTGGTTATGGCAAAGCGGCGAAGGCGGCTCATGCTGCGCAGCCTTGCAACACTGTGGTGCCTTGAAAGGCAAACAGCAGCTTGCCATCGCGTGTAAGTTTGCGGGCGTGTTCTGCCGCAATGTCGTTCAGTGCATATCTGGCATGCGACAACGCTTCGGTGTAAGGGGTATTGCGGAAGCCATTGCGCTTCCAAATGGCCTTTTGCTGCTGAGTAAGCGCGTGGGCGTGCTCATCTGCCTCAAGAAAGCAGATCAGGTAAATGAATTCGTGGCGTTTTTCGCGTGCTGCCTGTTCGGCGGCTGTGAGAGCTTGCGTCTCTTGGGATGTGGTTTGCAATTTTCACTCCAAACCCGCGCTAAACGGCAGGTATGGAGTGAATATACCTCAAGGTATATATTTAGTGCAATACCTCAAGGTAAATTTATTTACCTTGAGGCTTTTGTGGTGGGCTGTGTTCAGGTGCCCTGCGTCAATTGGTGTTTAGCTTTGGATCTTTCTTAAGCGTCGTGTGTGCACAAAGAAACCGCACAAAATCTTTGCCTACCTGTTCAGTGGGTTTGTTCCTGATGAATGCAACGCCTTGTCGATCGGTAAGTTCCAGAACCTGAGAAGCGCAGTGAACCCTGGCAGTGAAGCCAGTATCGTCGGCACCCTTCGGCCCTCCCTTGTAAAAAGGTGCGGCCCGGACTTCGCCATTTACTCGCACTTTATTGTCTGGGAAGCACATATAGGCTTGCGTGACACTGTTTTGCGCGCACGTAAGGTCATTTTTTGCAATTGCAAAAGGTGGCGTGCATGCAAGCAAAGCGCCTGCACACAAAGCTAGGGGAAATTTGATGTGGCCGTGTGCGAGCTTTAGTTTGCCGAGAAATGTTGGTGCCATATTGCTCCATAGTGAGTTTTAAGGGGTTCCAACGACTATAGCCCGCCTGCTTTTGTTTCTGAAGTCTTCTAAGCAGTAGATATCTGCACCAAACAGGTTCCTTTGCCTAAACACTGTGGGATTTATTTGCGGGCGCCTTCTGTTTTGTGGCGGTGTTTCCAGTGTCCAGCATCAAAAGAATACCGGATTCGACATGCGCTTTTTGTGCGCTGGTCAGATGGTTGTATTGCTCCTGGGTCACATCTTCAAATGGCCAAAACGCCAGGCTTTGCGCTTTTGGCTCACCAACATGATGGGTAGTTGATGGGGATGATTCGTATAAGGCCCGTACCTTGGCGCCTAGAGGCGGCGCAATGGTTGGCGGGGAGTCCCAGTAACCAGCGGGCAAGCCAAACGCCTTATTGCAGGCGTCCATGATGGCTAGTCCTATGCCTTTGCCGCCTTTCTTGCCTATGGGGTAAAACAACCTGTGAACATAAGTTCCATCTTTTCCGATCTGACGACCCAACTCGGCGGCGCTTCCACCGCAGCGGGTGTCGCGTAACTGCATCAAAAGCAGTTGGTAGTTGGTGAATTCAGGCATGGCCGGGATTCTGTCCATCAAATACCCAGAGGTAAACGCCCTATAGGTATTGTCTTTGCATATACCTTGAGGTATATTCCTGTGCATGGACAAACTATTAGCGTACATCAACAGCCTTGCCGCAAAGGATCAAGCCCTCTATGCAATGCGGTGCGGTACTACTGTGGGCTATCTGCGCAAGGCGTGTTCTAAGAAGCAACTTTTGGGCGTGGACCTTGTTGCGAAGTTGAGCGCTGAATCCAACAAGGCGGTACGGCCAGAGGATGTGCGGCCAGATCTGGATTGGGCCTATCTCCGGTCTGCTCTGGACTTTGGAGCCCAAGCCCCCGCAAGCATTGGCCACGTAGCTACAGAAACCGCAGCAACCCCCGCGCCCGAGTGCCTGCCCATCAGTGCCCCGCGCCGTCAAGGCGGCCGCCGCGAGCATGTTGCTGTGGATAAGAGGTTCACCAATGTCTAACGCATGGAACTTCGTCCCGTACACCCAAGCCGAAAGGCTCGCGGACTTGCGCTCTATACAGGCGGGTCTTGCAACGCTGCAAGATACGCCAGCGCGGCGTCGAGCCCGCTCATTGCGCCGTCTGGGGCGCTGCTGTTCAGCAGTAGGTCTCGCAGTTGCTGTATTTGCGCTGTGCTTTGCTGCCGCCACTCTGGCACTACGCCAAGTCCCTGGGCAAGTGCCAGGCACATCCGCTGTGTTGCCAGCATCTGTGCCCAAAGATATGCAGGGTCCGTGTGCAGTGGTGGCTCGTTCGATGTCATGGGTGGTCCCTTCATGAAGCTGGTTGGAGTAGAGACCGCCAGTGTAGTGACGTGGGCCGCCCGCCCCGCGTTTCGTGGTGCCTTCCGCAAGTTGGCCCTTAGCCTGCCCCGTGTTAGCGCACAGGGCAGGCCTTTTTTGTTTCGTGGTGGTGTTGGTGTCCATGGCACTAATGGTCGTTTTTTTTGGCTGTTTAAGCCACTCAACAGCGCTCAACAAGGTTGCGAGGTCACATGAACCAAATAGCTATCCCCTCTGAAATACGCCCAGCCGAGCTGGCCCGTGAGAAAAGCCTGGGCGACGCGATACAGCTGTGCGCCAAGCTGGCCGGCTTCTCCCTGGACAAAGAACTACAGCAGCGCCTGGACGTAGACAAGGCCCAGTTCAGCCGCTGGACCAGTGGCCAAGAGGGCATCGTGTGGCCCAAGTTTGCCCGCCTTATGGACGAATGCGGCAACGACGCACCCCTGCTGTGGATGCTGCACCAGCGCGGCTATGACCTGGAAAGCCTGCGCAAACGCGAGAGCGAAGTGGAGCGAAAGCTGCGCGAGGCAGAGCAAACCATTGCCCGCTTGCAGCAAGAGCGCGAAGTGGAGCGCCGCTTGTTCCGTGATCTGCGGGTTGCAGCTTGACAGGACCAGCACAAGAATGATTCCAACGATCCCCGCGCCCAACTGGGCAGGTATTCCCGAGCTGCTGGCCCACCGTGCCCAGTGGTTGCTGTGGCGCTATGAGGCCAAAGAGGGTCAGACCAAGCCGCTAAAGGTTCCCTACTGGACCACCGGCGCCCGCCGTGGTGGAGAGCAGGGCGGCGAGAAAGACCGCAGCAAGCTGGCCACGCTGGCCGCTGTGAAGCTGGTGTATGAACGCGGTGGTTACACCGGCATTGGCTTTGCCTTTTTGCCTGGTGATGGCTTGATAGGCATTGACATTGATGGCGCCATCAACCCCGAAACGGGCGACATTACCGACCGGCTGAAAAACATCATTCAGGCGGTAAACAGTTACACCGAGTATTCACCCAGCGGCAAAGGTGTGCACATCATTGTGCAGGGTGAGACCATCACCAACAAAAGCAACGAGATTGGGCTGGAGGTGTTTTGTGGCCGGCAGTATTTCACCTTTACCGGCAACCACTGGGCAGGCACCCCCACCACGGTGGAGCAGATTGCGCCGGCCGTGCTGGCCCGCCTGCACACTACGGTGGACGCTGCCAAGCAAGCGCACAAGGCCAGCCGTGCTACTGGATCCACACCAACCCCCGCAGCATCGGCTCAGGTGGCGGGCGCAGCTGATCTTCGCGCGCGGGTGGAGAGTGCGCTGCAGGCCATTAGCCCCGACATTGGTTACAACGATTGGATCGCCATTGGCTGGGCCCTGCGCGATGCGTTTGGAGACTTTGGCTTTGGTCTGTGGAGCGCGTGGAGTGCACGCAGCGCCAAATACCAGGGCGATGGTGATCTGCAAGCCCATTGGCGCAGTTTTACCAGCAACGGGCGCAGCGCAGACGATGCGGTGGGCGTGATCTTTGCCCGCGCTATGGATGCAGGCTGGAAGGCCCCACGCAAGGCCCGCACAGCAACACCAGCCAAACCGGCGCGACCTGGGCTCGCGCGGGCTGGCGGCGAAAGCGTTGACGCCGATGGCGTGATTACCGAAGTGGATGACACATGGCGCGATGCGCTGGTGTGGGCCCGCGGTGCTTTGCGTGAGTGCGTGCCGAATGTGATTGCAGTGTTGCGCCACCACCCAGACTGGCTGGGCGTGATCGCGTTTGATGAGTTCAGCCAAAAGGTGGTAAAGCGCAAGCCCGCCCCCTATGAGACGCTGCAGCGCTTTGCTGTTGGCGAGGAATGGACTGATGTGGACGATACCCGCGTTCAGGTGTGGATGAGCAAGCATGAGGGCTTTGCGCCATCCAGCCGCCTGGTGGCAGAGTCGGTAGAGGTGGTGGCGCGGCACAACGCATTCCACCCCGTGCTGGAGTATTTGCAGGGCCTCAAGTGGGATGGCGTCAAGCGTATAGACCATTGGATGGTGGACCACCTGAATGTGGAAGACACCGAATACACCCGCCTGGTGAGCCGCTGGTTTCTGGTGGGCATGTGCAAGCGGGTTATTCAGCCCGGCTGCAAGTTCGATTACTGCCTGGTGCTGGAGGGTAAGCAGGGCCGCATGAAGTCATCAGCCCTGCGCGCATTGGCTGGTGAGTGGTTTAGCGATACCGAGCTGGATCTGGCCCACAAAGACGCAATGAGCGCCATCCGTGGGCATTGGCTGCATGAGTTTGGTGAAATGGGTTCTATTGCCCGCACGGAGAGCATGCGGCAAAAGTCTTTCCTGTCACGCCAGGTGGATGAGTTCCGGCCCAGCTACGGCAGGCGAGAGATTCGCTGCCCGCGCCAGCTTGTGTTCGCGGGCACAACAAATGAATGGCAATGGAACAAAGACCCAACAGGCGGCCGCAGGTTTTGGCCTGTGACGATTCCCGATGAGATCAACGTGGCAGGCTTGGCGCTGGAGCGTGACAACTTGCTGGCTGAGGCCTATGCCCTGGCCCTGGCTGATGAGCGCTACTGGCCCACGGCAGATGAACAGCGCGAAATATTTGACCCGGTACAGCTGATCCGCGAAGCCTCTGAGGCGTATGTAGAAATTCTGGCTCAGTGGCTGGACAGCCCCTTGGGCGCTGAAAGTGAGTTCAGCATCAGCACCGCCATCATGGCCGGGCTAAAGATCGACGCCAAGTCGATCACCCGCGATATCCAGACCCGCGTGGGCCAGGCGTTGGCGAAGCTGGGCTGCGAGCGGCATGAGAAGCGGACTGGGCCAATCCGCTTTTTGTACAAAAAACCCGCAAAGGCAGAAATTTCTACATCCACAAAATCTGTGGATAAGTATGTTGATAACTATTCAGGAATGCCGATATGAAAGCTACTTATCCACGGTTTATTAACAATCAGGGCTCCATACCTTCCACACCTCGTTTTGCCCTTGCACGTGTAGGCGTGCACACCTGCACACACGAGGGTGCGAGCGGGCGGGTGCGTGTGTGTGCGTGCCCGTGTACAACCCAACTATAAGGTATGGAAGGTATGGAAGTAAGTAGTAAACCAGTGAATTTAAGGTCTCAAATGCCAGAAACAGCGGTTTTTGTGGATTCCAAGCGAAAAGAGTTTGGGGCAGAGTTTGTCAATTCCTGCATCAAGCAATCGCTGGCTGGCACCCCTGGCCGCTTCTACGCCATGGAGAATGGCCACGTGCTGGGTACACCGTTTCCGGCCACTGATCCCATCAGCCGTTATCAAGGGTTTGCCTTGTTCACAGGCTGCAAGTTTGCTGCATTCATGGCCACGCCAGAGGTGGTGCGATGAGGATCGATATCCAAATCACCGGCATCAAGGAAGTGCAGGCGCAACTGGGAAGCCAAGCCAAGCAAGCCGCATTCGCCGCCAGCCGTGCGCTGAACACCACAGCGTTTGCCATTAACGACCAGCTCAAGAAAGACATGAGCGCCACCTTTGCCGGTGGTGCTACCCCTTACACCCTGCGCGCCTTCAAGGTGGTCAAGGCCGACAAGGTCAGCCTGACTGCCATGGTGAACTTGCGCACCGATACGCCAGAGGGTGGCACCCAGTACGCCAAGGCATTGGGCCACCTGTTCACTGGCGGCCAGCGCCGATACAAAAAGCTGGAGGGCTGGCTGCGTGGCCGTCGCCTGTTGCCTGCTGGCCTGAGTGTTGTGCCTGGTGCAGGCATGCCCTTGGACGGTTACGGCAACATGCGCAGGGGAACCCTCAGCGAAATGCTGGGCGTGCTAGGCACCCAGCGCCCTAACCTGCGCGTGTTCCGTCACACTGGTGCTGGCAAGGCGCAAAAGGCTGTGGGCTACTTTGTGATATTGCCGGGCGACAAGGGCCGCAAACAGCCTGGCGTTTACAAGCGCATAGAGACCGGCGCCACCAGCACCATCATGCCCATGCTGTTGTTCGTGGATCCAAAGAGCTACCGCAAGTTTGTAGACCTCGACAAGGTTGGCAACGATGTGGTGGGCAAGACATTCCAAGCCGCATTCGATATGGAGCTGGCCAAGGCGCTGGCCAATGCCAAATGAACAAGCCAGCACCCACCCCCCCCGTATTGGGTCCCTCCACACACTTCCCACTGCGGGTAATGCGGAC